TCATTGCTTTTTACCCCCTTTTAAAATGTCCACCATTTTCGTAACCTGTTCCGGAACTGGCAACCCAGTTTTCCCGGCATTCTCAAGAATGCTTAGCAACTCATTGGCCAGATAAAAAAAGATCACTGCATCCCGCGCAATATGTTCAGTTCCCATAGCAGTGTCCGCGAGGTGTGCAGCGGCAACCACAACAATGATCATCGCTTTTTTCGCAATTCCGTGAAAACCAATGCTTGATGATAGCTTTCCGAGATAAGCTGCAGCCAGAACACCAGATACGTAATCGATAACGATAAATGCGAGCAAGATACTGACCAGCATGGACCAACCTCCAAACAGATACCCAACAGCTGCACCAAGCAGGATAGCAGCGGAACGATAAAGAAATTCAAACGAATTCATTTTGACGCCTCCTTCAAAATTTGAGCATAAAAAATAGACCCGAAATGGGTCTGAAATAAAAGGATCAACTCCCTTATTGAGGTATGAAAAAAGAGCCCCAAGGGAACTCCTTCTTCCAATTTAAAGAATAAATTTAAACGGAAATCGTTTTCAGTGTTTAACCCAAAAATTCATTCCTTGATCTTTTTAATTTTTTCAATGTATGAATAGGTGTTTTTAAATAATAATGAAAATAACTCTTCATTACTCATATTCCTATCCAAATCAAATTTCTCTGCATTTTTTTTAGCTAGTTCTAACGAATATTTTTGATGAACAATATAATTTCTCAAGGCAACCAAGTTTTTATTATTAACAGACTTTCCGAATTCAATAAAGTTTCCTAACTTTTTCTCAAGTGTTTCTATTACATGACCATTCCCATCGAATTCTTCTTCGTAATATTTTTGATAGATATCCTTTAACAATTGCTCGACAATAGCATTTAGTTCAATCGTAAATGATGCATACTTTCGTTCTTTTCTTTGACAATTAAAATAACGATTTTCTTCTTCAGAAAAATTGGTTATACCTATATTCAAATCATAGCTAAGTGATTTATTCAGTCGATCATAATCATTTTCTAACAGATTAACATTTTTTAATGCTGCTCTTTTTAATTTTTTCAACTTCATAAAAAATCCCCTCTCAAGAATGACTATTGCGCAGTAGCGCCCTTATCTCACATAAGTATTAATATATTTTTTCCAATGTAAGTAGCCTTTTCCATTTAAATGGACACCATCAATCGTAAAATTTTTACTCAGTTGCCCATCATCATTTTTAAATTTCGTATATAGATCAATATAATGATGTTTTTTTTCTTTTGCTAAAATACTAATTTTTTGATTAAATTGAACGATTTCCTCATTAGTCGCTTTTGTATGTTTCAAATTTGTATTTATTGGTAACACACTTTCAATAAAAATAGCTGTATCTGGCGATCTATTTTCAATCTCATTAATAATTTTTTTATAATTAGTAAACGTATCGGATACTGATCTTCCACTAGCTAGATCATTAATCCCAATCATCAAAAATATTTTGTCAGGTTTTCCTCTCGTGATATTGTCCATATCGTCTAGCATAAATTTCGTTGTTTCCCCTTGAATGCCTCTATTAATAATTGTGTTGTCTTTAAATAACTCATTCCAGTTACAAAAATTTGTTATGCTATCTCCTGCAAAAACTATTGATGATGAAGATACTGGAAGAATAGAGAAAGCACTTTTGCTTATTTCGTGAAAAGGTGTTCCATTATATATGTTTGGTTTAATTTTTTGTTCTATATAAGAAATCCCACCTTTCTTAATGATAATTACTGATCCCAACGAAAGGCATAACAAATTTATTAAAATGGACAGAACAAGCAATATTTTAAATTTTTTCTTCATAACAAAATTCCTACGTTTCAATTATTTTTAAATATTATAACATTAAATTATGGGTTGAATAACTTTAATTCCGCTTATTAATGCTCGCGCCAACATTTTTTTTCCATTTTCCTTGTATGGGTGAAAACCATCAGAAATATATAAGTTCCTGTTAAACGGATTAATTCCAACCGTTCCATAAATATCTATAATTGGGATCGAAAACATGTGAGCAATTTCTTTAGATGCATTTGCATAATCTTCCATGCTTAGACCAAGACTATTAACATCAAAATCTGTAGCATTCGATCCATCAGAATGACTATTCTGACTGTTTCCGCTTAGTGGTGTGGTTAAAACAATTATTGTATTTGGACACCAACGCTGTAGCTTCATAATCATGCTAGCGATAGCACCTTTGTATGTGGAAATATCAAAATCTCCACCATTATAATATTCTGAGTTTACCCAGTCATTGTCCGCTATATTTGATGGCGACCACTGTGGTTTATCCCCGATGGGAACATTTTCGGCCATATCGTTTGTGCCACCCTCTATCAAAATCAAGTTAACAGACTGTTTTATCATTGTTTTGATTCTTTCCCACGAACAAAATGCCCCCTTATGTTCTGTTGTTCCTTCAGGAGGATTTCCACCGCCATCCCTTGAATTATATGTTCCGTCTTCATTTGCGTAAAATGTATCGGTATTCCACGCAATGCTCTGACCACCAACTCCCATGCCATAGTGTTTCGCAAAGTGAAAATAAGAATTAACATAAGCTTGCCAACCAAGTGTTAAAGAGATACCGTTACCAATTGCAGTAATAGAGTCACCATAAGAACACCATTCTTTATTGTACCAATCGTTATTCAAAACCTTTGCTTTATCAAACTTATTATATAGGGGCAACATTGGTACATTTCTGTGTAGCAATTGCTTATAAGGAATAAATTCATTGGGGTTTGTACCGTCAAAATTTTCTATAGCCATGTGCCTGTACAGTCTCTGATCTTCACTAACTCTTGTATTGTTAAATCCGTTGTAAATATTAAAGCAAATATAAACACAGTTAGCCTCAGTAGTGATGTCTAGCGTCGTTCCGTTCTGATAAAATGCTAACACATTGCCGTCTTTATCGAGCGTTATTAATCTTCTGTCATTCAATAGTGTTACGATGTCATTTTTAACGTCATATTTAAATAGCCCATATCGAGTATTAGGTTTTACTGGTATATATTCAGATACTTCAACATATTCTTGATTTACAGATGAAACAGGGATTCCAGAACTGATAACCATTCCTGAGACAGTATTATTATCGTCAAAAATATTTTTGGTTAATTCTTCTGCAATATGAACACTAGATAGATCTAGTGTTTTCGTACCTTCATACAGTCTCCTTGAATTGTTTAAAAATGGATTAAGACCTTCAATAATAACATACTCATCTAATTCCGAATTACCGACATTTACTCTTACAAAATGAGCATTTGCAACTGCTTGAAAATATGCTGATGGAGACGCTATAGAAAGAAATGTTCTATTTATATCATAAAAGGCAATTCTGGTAACTGAAAATTTATTTCTTGAATACCAGTTTCCTTCAGTTACTGGAATAAAATCTGATGCATAACAGCCTACTAACGGAACCTCATCGCCATAAGAATTTATTGACATTCCTGATTTTGCTTTGTTTTTGCTGAATAAATTTTGACTTGGGATTGAAAATGTTACATGTTCCAGATTAATACTACCGTCAGCAATTTTTGACGACTGGTAAACACCGCCAGGCAGCCAATCATTAACCATACTATTCCAGTAATACCATTTGCCATCTTCAAGTACAAGCATGACCCCGTCAGTCCCATTCGGATAAGCAGCTTTTAAAGAAGATAGTGTTGCATAAGTACCTTTGGGAGCACCGCTAATAATGGCAGCGAATTGACTATCCACAAAAGATTGATCAGCTTTTCTTATATTCAAATCAATATCAGCATTTGTTCTTTGTGTCGACTCTTCCGCCAACTGCGAAGCAGTGTCCTGGTTAATTTCCGCCTGCGCTGCCTCTGTTTTAGCAAGCTCTCCTAGCACCATATCCCTTGCAACCGGATAGGTTTGGCTGTCTCTGCCCAGGTGCATGTCAACAACCTCAGATGGCTGCTCAGCCCCATTGATGAGGTTATCAACTCGTGTCTTCTGCTCCTGCATGTCTGCGCCGATGTCTCCAAAGATCTTGTTTAATAGATTGCGAAATGCGCGTGTCGTCAAAACGCCAATGTTTTCGTATGGCCATTTCATCATTCGCCAGCTCCTTCCTCATATGGTTCTGTGCTCAAGTTTCCATCATCATCCACGACCAAAGTAAATTTACTGCCGCCAGGTGAAACCAGAATCGCGTCTTGTTTGTCCGTAATCTTCCCAACTTCCGCTTTGTCATCGTCCGTGTAGTCGTTTTTTGATAATCCCTTGCCATCGACTTTGCTGACTTTGCCGGTCAGTTTGTCGTCAATTTCATCATCTGTGTATGTCCCAACGTCTGCAGCGTTCAGCTCCACATTACCGGTTTTCCCGTTAACTTTTGTAACTGGATAATTGAGATCACCTACAGCTTCGCCAATCTCTTCAGCCAGTCCATCAACCGCCTGAGCATGCGTTTTCGGATAAAATGGTGCGCCGTTTGGATAATTCAATTGGACAATGTCAGTCATTGACTTCACCTACTTTGCTGCTGATGATTCGGTCATTGTACGCGGTGTTCGCAACGGTTACAGCATCATCAAGCCGGATGGTCAGCGTTGAGATCGTGCGAGAAGCTCGCGTTATTCCGCTGATTACCTGCGTGGCCGTGCGCCGCAGCTCCCCAAGTGTGAACTTAGGAGATTCTTTTTCGTTTGAGTAATCCTCAATGGCCATTACGCGAATCCTCGTTTTAATGCCGAATGGTTCGATGATGCACCAAACGTAGTCGCCAAAATCAATGTCCTGAATGCCGAGCTCCTGCAACTCGATATACGTCAGTGTTATTGAGACACTGATTGTATCCGTCAGCTGCGCTTTACAGTACGCTAACAGAGTTTCATTGTTTGTAAAGCGATCATCGCGCACCGGCTTGGCATGCCGGATGCCGATGCCAGGAACGCTCGCCAAAGGGCTTGTATACTCGACTTGCGCCACGTAGGAACCGTCCTCATTTTGTTTGCCATAGCCCCGGATGTAGGTCTTGAGCGATGAGGTGTCGATTGATTTTTCCGGGTCGCTGATGTTGAATCGGTAGCGCAGCTGTTCATCGGTTGTTCTGCCGATCTCTTTGGCCACAAACAGATCCTTACCGACCGGCATGTATTCCGAGCCGAATTTGTCCATCGCGCTTTTTAACAATGAAAATGAATCATCATCGCCAAAATTTTCAACAAGGACAGAATGTGGCAAACCATCGGAAACTAACTCGAAAGAGATCCCACTTCCCGCAAGCAAAAAAGTAATCAGTGCTTGCAACGTAAATGTCCCGCTGATCGTGTCGTAAATATAGTTGTCTGAGAGCTGATCATAGATTTTGTGCGTCGCAGTCAATGCAATAGCAACCGTTTTTCCAATGGTTCTCTCTTTCAGCAGCTTGATGATGTACGGCTCGTGCTCATAGTCCAGCTCGCACTCGTTGGCAATCATTGGGTAGGAATGCGCGTTTCGCTCGGTTTTAGAAACGATCACATCAATGGACTTCTCCGCATTGACCGTGCGTTTTCGTGTCACTGAGTAATCGGCCAGCCGTTCGATTTTCCCTTCAAGATTCTTGATGAATAAATCTCTCATCCGCATTGCCACTCCTCACAAATACAGAAACCGAAAATCAAGTTGAATCGTGAACGCGCCTGATGCTCCGGAAATTTCAATATCATTCCAACCAGGCAGCAACCGAATCAGTGCAAAATTGGTTTCACTAAAAATGCTTGCACCATTTTTCAATGCTTTGACGCCATCAAGAACAATCTGGTCGCCGCTGCTGCTTGAGCCGCTATACTTCCAAATGTCGCCAGTTGTTTGATTTCGAATCGTCAGCCCATCGGATGCGCCGCTAAAGCGAATGACCAACATACTTTCCCTAGGATCTACAGTGCGGCTGCCGCCGTTCCAAATTCGAAATGAAGGGTCGTGATGCTCGTACAGCAGATCATCTTCCATCGTCAAACCCGCGCCGATTGCTTGCCAGTTTTCACTGTCCAGGTTCACTGGTTCAGCGCAGGTGCTCACAACCGATTCTGCGTAGGGATAGAAGGCAATTAAATCAATTTCAAACTGGCCGATTAGATGTGATTGATCAATGGCATAATCGCCATCCACTTTGACTTTCCACCGCTTGCCGGGCTGCCTGTTTTCGGTAATAAAAAAAGACTCTTTGCTGTCAAAGAGCTGAAAAATTTCATCGCGCAGTAAGGTGAAGTCTGCCCGATCGATTGACTTGAACGAGAAGGAACAGTGTATTTTCCGCGGACCATACGTTGTTCCAAGATCTTGCATACCATCTCTTCCGCTGACTTCAGCGGTTTGATGCTGTGGTGTCGGCGCGCTGACATTAAAATCGCGTAGCTTGATTCCTGCATCAGACAAAATAATCTGTGTTCCGTTCATCTTTGTAATCATGGCATCTAATTTAATTGTCTTGCCGTATCCAGTCTCCATTGCAAAAGGCATCACTGAACGCCCCCTGACATGATCGCATCAATCGTGATCTTATCCGCATTGGCAATATCTAGTAACGGTTGCAAGATTCGCGCCAGTTCATGACCGTCCAGGTTGACTATGTTTTCCAACTGCAGTAATTTAGGGCCGCTTGGTTCATCCGTACCGGATCCGGTATGATCGATCATCGAAGCGATCGCCTGGGCGAATGGCAGCATCTTGGACTTATTGGATAACGGAACAATCGCCTCATCTCCCGCTTCACCGGCACCAATGAGGCTTCCTCCTGGCGTACCTTTAATCACACCGCCTGTTTTGAACCATTTGATGTTCAGCTTCGGCACGCTTGGCGGCGCCAGGCTGAACTTGCCATCGATGCTGAAATGCGGCATTTTTATTTTCGGCAGGCTGAGATGCATGCCGGTGAAAAAGCCCTTGATCGCATTCACAATGCCGGCAATCTTATCCTTGGCTGCACTGATTGGGGAAACAATGGCGTTCTTAATTCCGTTCCATACGGACGATGTGACAGACTTTATTCCATTCCAAACACTTGAAACAACTGACGATACAGTATTGACAGCACTTGACACGCCGCTTTTTATTCCTGTCCATAAGTTACTTAAAAAGTTAGATATTGAACCCCAAATTTGGATTGTCCACTTTTTGACTGTATTCCAGTTTGCAATAATTAGTGCAACAAGCGCAATGACCGCTGCCGATACCCATCCGATTGGGCCAAGTGCAACAAACCAAGCAGCGGCCATAATAGCAGCTTGAGCCATAGCACCTGCTGCCATCATGATCCATCGAGCTATAAAAACAGCAGCAGTAGCTATAATAGAAGCGACTGCTTTGGCCATCGCGGCACCAGTCGATAACGCCCATGCAGCTGCAACTTTTACCGCATTGATCGTTGCTTGAATACCTATGAATGCCCATTGAGCACCGTACAATATTGCTACTCCAATAAACTTTGCGGCGCTTACCGCAGCGCTTGCAGTAATTCTTGCCATTGATGCGATGAATTGAGCGCTTGCTACTGCTGCAGATGCTATCATTTTCCCTGACCAAACAACTACAGAAACAATACTTTTTCCTAGATCAGCAATCCATTGCCATAATCCTTTCGTCATCAACCCAAATGCTCCACGCACACCCATTCCTGCCGGAAGGAACGCGCCGACCATTTTAGCGGCTGTACCCATAACACTTATACCCAAAACAGTACACGCTGCTGAAAGCTGCCCGAATACGATGACCATTGTTCCTATAACAGCAATCACTGGTCCAATCGCCGCGACAATCATACCTAGGACGACAATGAACGTCTGTGTTGACGGAGATAAAGATTGAAAAGCGCTCGATAAGGTGCTTACCGCATTCTGAATCACCGGGAACACCTGGTTGGCCATGTTCAGCAATACTTCACCAATTGGCTCAAGCGCTTCTCCAAGGCTTCTCATGGTTTGTTGAAATTTATCACCCAGACTGTTATAAGCGGACTCGCCGGCACGTTTAGCCGCACCATCTACTTCGCCCAGCTTATTAACAGCTGGATCCATGGCCTTGATCACTTTGCCACGGACATCTTCCCATTGCGTCCCAAACAGGGCAACGCCTGCCTGGTTCTGTTTCATTGGATCCTTCATCTTTGCGAGTGCGGCAACTGTGGCCATGAATGCTTTTCGCCCATCTTCACCGCCTTTAGCAATCGCGGTACCCATTTGATTTGCATTCAGTCCGATCATTTTGAATCCATCATTCGTTGTTTTCGATCCGTCTTGAGCGCGAATGTTAAATTCTTTGACGGCATCACCGACTTTATCTAGGTTAAAAGCTCCGTTTTGTGCACCTTGGATAAAGATATTGAACATGTCTTCCGCAGACATACCCATGGATGAAAACTGAACTGAGTATTCAGAGATCGTGTCCAACAGTTCTCCGGAGTAGTCGCCGCCTTTTTGCGCACCAACTGTAATGAGATCCATTGCCTTGGTACCGGACACACCAAAGTTATCCATCAGCGCTTTGCCGGCACGCGTAGATTCATTCAAATCGAATCCGAACACATCACTGAGCATAAATGCGGACTTGGTCACTCCATTGATCTCTTTGTTGCTCATGCCTTTCATGTTCTGATTGACCATGGTCACGCCATCAGCTGCTGCTTGAACATTTTCACCGAATCCGTTTTTCCAAACGTCTCGAGCGATGGATTCTAATTCTTTGGCTCGTCCTGAGGTTTCGCCCAGGCGCGCCTGCATCATACCCTGCGACTTTTGAAAGTCGTCCGCAGTCTTTATCGATGCAGCACCTACTGCAGCCAGGGGAAGGGTTAGCCCGGCTGTCAGCTTGCCGCCAATATCCTGAAGATGGCCGCCGACATTATTCACATCTTTGGTCAGCTTTCTCATTTGTTTATCAAAGTCATTTAGATTTGCGCCGATCTTGACGATAAGAGCCATGCCGTTTCCCCCTTCCCCGAAGCATAAAAAAAGAACCGTCAGGTCAGATCATGTCTGCCAAACAATTCATGTCGTTCTTGAATAATTTCTTCTGCTGTCAATTTATTTTCCTCTTCAAAAAGAGGTAAGAACCGCGCGTTTTTCTTTCGGAACGCATTAATGATTGCGTTCAGTACGACATTCCGCTGCATTTCCAGCCCATTTCGCTCTTGCAAATTATGACGCGTCATGAGCGTATTATATTCCTTGTACGTCAGCTCGCCGACTTCATCAGGCGATAATCCAAACGCCAGGACTCCTTCAGCGATGATCTCGGTGTAGTCGCTCAGCCCTTTTTTTTAAAGCCTTGGTTGCGTTTGTAATTGTCGTTGTTTTGCTTGTTGAACGATCTTTGAACCGCTTCACTGATCTTGGTTGAGAAGAATTCCATTCCTTTTTCTTCAATGATTTGTTCCATGATGTTTCCTGCCTGGTCCATCGTAACCGGACGGCCGCCATGCTTCAGTCCAACATATAAAAGCGTTCGCATTGTTGAAATGCCGGCATTGTCGCCCAACTGGGTAATCGGAATGCCTAGAATCTCCTCAGCCTCGCAGTGCGCATTGATTGTAAACCGTAAAAAATAAGTATCATTTCTTGTCTGAATGATTGTTTTTTCCATCGCTTACACCGCCGGAGTCTTAGTTAACGGACCATCGCCCGTAAATGATGAAGAATAAGTGGCCATATCGTCATATGGCATTTCAATTGGAAAATCATTTAGAACTGCCTTGCCCTTATATTTGGATCCGTTCTGCATAATAATGACCACATCTACCTTCTCTGAGTTGTTGAACTTTTCTTCAAGCGTATCGTAGGCCGCATCAGATTCGACCAGCAGTCCATCTGCATCAATTGACCATTCCTTAAACGCAGCTTCGTTCTCTTTCCAGCCGCCTTCGCTGTCCTTAGCAGTCGTTTCAATGGTGTCAGTGCTTCGGTTCAGTGTTGCGTTACGCTGGCCGGCAAGAATCGTTGGATTTTCCGGATCACTATCAACCACATAAAGCTTGCAATTCACGCCTTTTACTTTTGCCAATGCCCTCACTCCTTGTCCAAAATAAATTCATAAACCAATGTGCCGTGAAACAAATCATTGATTTCTTCCAAAACTTCGAGACTTTTAATCTCTTGGGAAAAAATATCCGCGTGTTCAAGAGATAGATCTTCCTCCAGCGCTGCACCGATCAAATTGACAAGATCAATCGTTTCTTTCTTGCCGTTATCCCCACTCCAAATGTCCAGAGTCAGTTCAATGCGCTCGCCATCCGTGCTTTTGGTTCGGTACGGCGTTCCATAACACCGGCCGAACACCACATAGGGGAATTGTTCATTCTCCGGCACTTTGTCAAAAATTCCGGTGACCGCTGACGATAAACCAGGATCGTTGGCCAACCGTTGAAAAACGGCATCCTGCACATTCAGAATTTCGGTTTCATACGGTCTCGTCACGGTCAACAACCCCTTTCACTTTCGCATTGTACGCTGCATCTTCCTCACGTTCTGCAGGTCCCATGAACGGCATTCTCGGCATAGCACCTCGATTTGCACCTTTCTTGGTGCGACGACTAACGGTACCGTATTCCACCAAGTGCCGGTGCGAGCCCTTAGGCTTTCTCGGAACGACAGTTGCTGATAAGCCGCCATCAAAGTATTTGGGACGGATGGATTTTCTTAAATCTCCACGTTTCCCTTTTCCTTTTGTTATGGTCGTTTTGGCGATCGGTGCTTTTGCCATGGCATTTTTCTGAAGATTAACAGCAGAAGCCTTCACAATATCAATTAACTTTGCTTTTGTATCCATGTCGAACAGTTTGATTGCTTTTAAAGTGACTTCTACCCCGTCAATGGATACATCAATCGATTTTGTCATGACAGCACCTCATCCAAACCGCCCAAACGCTTCTGACAGGTTAAATAAACAAAGTCACCTTTCTCATAATCGCGAATGATGGAATAGCACGCTCCCTCATTAAGAAGCGTGCGCTCATCCTGGTAATCCATGATCCGGATCTTGAAAACTTTCTCAACCTGCAGATCCGCTTGAGCAGCCATATAAAATTCTGTGCGCCCGGCGCTTTGCTTGCCTGCAAAAACATCACGCTGCGCATCAATGACCTCTTTAAAACCGCCGCCTTTGGTTCGTTCACGCCTCGTTTTGATCAGCGTTACCACATCTTTAAACATCAGCATCACCAACCGGCAAGTAATCCTGACTCAGGGACAGATCATTGCGCAGCATTGCATAGGACCGCTGATACTTATCCGAATCCTCATTATCAAGGCCAAAATTCGCTTTCACATACGTGGTGATCGCTTGTTTGATCAAGGGATCAACCGTCTCAGCATTCACCATGTCTGCCAAAAGACCGGTACGGATTAAGTCCCCACGCGCCGCGGCAATCAGACCTTCAATTTCCGAATCCATAGCAGTATGCGAGATACGCAAGGCCATTTTTACATCCGGCAGTAAAACATCAGGCATCGCTAATCACCCCTTTGGTGATGGATTACTTTCACCTGCAGGTGATTTTTCTTTTTCAGTGATCGGCTCAACAAACTCAAGCTCAATCAATTCATCAAGTCTTTTCTTGGAGCCGGCTTTGTATTCATCACCGACGGCATAAATATTTCTGGTGTTCTTATCCATAAAACGCTGAATGACTTTACCTTTTACCATGAATTTCACCTCAAATTATAAAAAATAAGCCCGCCGAAGCGGACTAAATCAACCAGCAAGTACCTTTTTCACGCGCAGGAAACCATTTTTGGACGTAACGTTACCACCGGAGAAAATATCGCCGCGATGCGCGCAAATACCTTGCTTGAACTTATAATCAGTCGAACGCTGAACATCAAGATTACTGAAGATCGCCAATGAATAGTTAGATAGCGGACCATAAGCCATCAAATATTGACCTGCAGTTGTTGCCGGATCACTGACTGCTTTGCATGCACTGTTGATGATGAATGGAACACCATCAATCGTTCCCGTATTGCCATGGTTAACAATGGTATAAAATTTATTGCCGTTGTTGTCACGTACTTTGGAGAAAGCCTTCAGATCCTGCTTGTTAAGGATTAGAACTGAAGCATCTTCAACGTCTTCATCGCCACCAAAGCTGTAGATGATTTCATCCAGTGTTGTATTATCGATCGCCGAGATCTCTTTGTCTTTCGCTGCGTCGATCGCCGCTGCCGCCGCAGAAAAGATACCGACAAGATGACCTGTTGAGCCATCGCCAACGAGAATTTCACGGGTAATCTTCTTACGAATAGCCGTGTTGACGCCACCAATGATCTGTCCTTCATAATCAGCGTTCGGCAGCTTAATCAGTTCTTCAGAGCATTCCGTATAGGCCGTCACTTTTGTCTTGGCAATCTCTGCGTAGCCGAATGACGGATCCGTTTCATTGTAGTCCGCACCCTCTGCCGTATAGTCACCTGTACCGTAATCTTTCACATAAGGCTGCCGAAATGATTCGCCGCCTACAAGTGGAACTTGTTTCACACGATCGATCAGACTTGAAACCTGATTAAAAGTCGGGTTGATCGTATTTGAGTCTGTTCTCGGCAAAATGATATTGGATGAAGAAACGGTGACGGAACGGTTTTCTTTTAGCAGCTTGCCGCGTTCCTCGCGCTGTTCCAGTGTCTCCGTTTGAGGCGTTTCCACGGTTTCTGTTTCACGTTGTTCCGGTGGTTTGTTATTGAACGTTTCGATCGTTCGCGTTTCACCTGCAGGCGGTGTTCCGTTATTAATTGCCTCTGCTTCTTTGAGCAAGCGTTGGCGCTTTTCAATGGCCAATTGCTGATCATTCAGATCCCGAAGTTCCTTTTCAAGAGCTTCGAGATCAACTGTATCCTCGCCCTCAAGCAGGCTGCGGATTTCGGTCTTTCGTTTATTGATTTCTTCTAGTGTCTTCGCACCAAAATACTGCAGGTTCAAATTAAGTCTGTAATCAGTGTTTTTCTTTGCCATGCGTCAAACATCTCCTTTTTTGTCATAAATAAGTTTCAAGTATGAGCCGCTTTCGAAGCTCACCTTTCTTGCGCTGATTCACATAATCCTTGTATGGATCCTTGCTTCTCGCTGCGACCTGGCTGTCCGGGTAAGCAGGAAAAGCAACCGGGCTGATTTCAATCAGCTTCGCCTGGGAAACGGTGCGGACGATATTATCCGGATCCGATTCATCCCATTCCTCGACCTGCATCATGAATCCGAAGCTGACGCCGTCCACGTCACCGCGCTTGATCGTTTCATAGGCATCGCTGCCCAACTGCGTTGCCGGCAAGTCCAGTTCAAAACGTAAACCAACATCATCCTCATACAGCCGAAGCGTATCGTTCTTGGTTCGCCCCAGAACCTTTGAAGTATCGTGACTCCATAACGCGCGCTGATCCTCTTCAACCAACGAGCTGGCAAACGCGCCTTTCTTGAATTGCTCTCTGAACCGGTTCCAGTACCCCATCCGCTCAGACTTCATGCTCCATTTGACCGCATAGCCGGTAATCTGTTTGACACCATTCTCAGCTTCCCGAATCTCCATTTTCTCCGTCGTTATTGATCGGGTCTCCGCCTTCTCCGTCATCATCATCACCCCCTTTAGTGACCGGCGCTGTATCAAGCCGGCGAATCGGTTTGTCCCCGCCATCAATCGGCGTCAAGTTAAAGACAGCGCGCCATTCATTCGGCGTCAATGCACCGCGATCCACCATCTGCAGCAGGTTCAGCTTGGTTTTCATGGATGCATGCTGCAGGTTTGACGCTTCAAAAATAATCTGATTGCCGAATCCGCGCTCACGCCTGGTAAATAACCTGCGCGTATATTCCCCGGACAGCTGCATCGCCACCGGCTCAATCTCGCTCTCAAAATAAGCGTTCCATTCATCTTCGTTGTAGTCGCTTTGAATGATCTTCTGATTGGTATTAAAAAAGCTATGGATCCGCAACGTGGTTTCTTTCATCTGTTCCGCGTTGGGGACATAGCTTTCGGGCTTCACTTGTTCGAGTGTATAGCGTGGATCAGCCGGAGCGGCCACGCGATTTTTTTCGATGTTCAAATAGTTATTTGTAAAATCATCAACCTGCTTCTTAATATCATCCGGTTTCAAAACACTGCTGAAGTGCATAATCCAGCGAATCATCGCACTATTCCTGATCGCCTGAACGATTCCCTGATCCGTAGTCGTGACCACTTTCATCAATGGCGCGAGCGCTTCACCAGGACTGTCCCCGAAAAAATCATCCTGATTGAAATCCTTCCGGAGATGAATGACATCTGTATAAGGAACCGTCATTTGCTTGCCATTACCAAAATAGAACTTCAAGAAGATATCGCCCAAAGCCCCTTCAACAACATCAACAGTCGTGCAAGGAATCGGGTAAATATCCGTGGCAATGCCCAGGTCATTCCGCTTGATATAAGCAAACGCATTATTGTTCAGCTCCAGCTGTGTAGTCAGCTTCTCCTGCATGATCTGACCGGTCATCAAGGGGTTGGGTTCCTCGAGTAAAAATCGGATGTTTGTATCCGGATTGACTTTGAAATCTGCAGCATTATTCCGAATGTGTTTGGCCACCAACTTACCAACCGCTTTTGCCTTTGGTCGAATGCAAGATCGGACAATGTCGCTTTGATAAAGATTGCCATTCCACTGATAAAAGCCCTTGCCAACATCATTAATCATTTCAAAACGCCGAGTCGTTCCGCTGCCTTGCGGCGTTCGCTTACCAAATATTTTTTCAAACAGCCCCAATCAACCACCCCCTTTCCTGCTGTCAGATCATGTTCAAATAATCGTTCATCTTGTCCTGAAGAACGACATACGCATCAAGCAGCGATGCGGTACCGTCGATTCTCCGCCGCTGATTCTGCGTTTTGCACGGCTGAATGTTCAGGTTCTTATCGATCTCAATCGCAGTATTCGATAAACACCATTTGTCGATTGGGTTATTGTTGTAGACAACGATCTTTTTCTCAAGATCCGCACCGAGCAACTTCATCGGGCTAGACAACGTCTTCTTGCCCTGGATTACCGGTACCATAGCTTCCTTGCCGAAATAGCCTTGCATATCCTCAACCCAGTACTTAGCGCTCCAGGAATCATAGCCGATCCATGGGAGATAGATGCCAAAATCATCGCGCACTTCGAGAAACCATTCCGTCACATATTTTTGATGGACACTGTTTCCCGGTGTTGTCCGCAGAAAGCCTTGCTGTTCCCACAGATCATAAGGAATCTTGTCCTCTTTGGCTCTCTGTTCAAGCAGATCTTCAGGAAGCCAGTACATCTGCAATACGTAAATGTGCGGATCATTGGCAACCATGAAAATGACTTTCGCCGACGTAAGGTCGGTCGTGCTCGACAAGTCGGTACCGCCAATCCCATAGCTTGGTTTCAACAGCTTGATGTCGAACGTTTGCGGATTGTTCAGCTGCTCGAAGGTCAGCCAGGCTTCGCTCGAAGTCTCACGAATATCAAAATCCTTGCACAGAAGATTTTTGACAAGAATCGGATTCGCCTTTGCTTTATTGACTTTGCTTCGCAGCGTGTCCAATTTCTTAATCGTGCCCAGTCCAGGATTGGCTTTCTTCCAGGTCTTTGGATCCGTCCATTCCGCCCGGTTGTCGAGTTCATAGATGATTGGGAGAAATCGGTCATCCTTATAGCCATTGGGATCATCGAAACCATTGAGCACCATCTCTCCTTCATCATATTTGATGTCGTAAACCGATTCGCGAACCGTTCCTGCCGTTGAAATCATGAGAATCATCGGCTGTTCACGTGACGAAGTACCGTCAACAATGACGTCATACAGATTCTTGTCTTTCCAAGCGTGAATTTCGTCAAGCGATGCGCCGTGGACGTTCAATCCGTCCAGTTTGTCGCTGTCACTGCCCAGCGGTTCAAACGTGCTGTCATTGAAATCCGCACGCAGCTCTTTAACGAGTGGTGTGATCCGTTTACGAAGCACCGGCGACTTCTTGACCATCTTCTTGGATTCAGACCAAACGATCTTCGCTTGTTTCTCCTTTGTGGCAACCGCGTAAACTTCCGCACCGCCTTCACCATCCGCAACCTGAAGATAAAGACATATGCCAGATGATAGAGTGGACTTTCCATTCTTACGGGCAACGATCAGCAGCACTTCACGATATTTTCGCGTGCCGTCGATCTTATGAATGAATCCGAAACTCGCAGCGAGAAAAGCTTTCTGCCAAAGTTCCAAATCAATCGGCTGCCCCGCCCACTTGCCTTTCGATTGCCGGCAATAATTCTCGATGAATTCAATAATGTGATTGGCGCGTTTGGGTGAATATTCATAAACCGACTTTTGATCATAAACATCAGCAGCCAATTTTTTATAAACGCGTCGGACTTTGTTGCCGACAACTTCCTTACCACTTTCAATCTGTTCCCAGTAGTCGAGAATCGGATTATAGGCTAGCGGATATTGTTTTCTCGCACTCATCGGCTGTTCACGAATTCATCGAATCCATCATCCTCATCGCCATCATCTTTAGGCAGGAGATTGATAAGCTTGTCCATTGCCGCGGTATAACGATTGATCATTGCGTTGTACGACTTCTGCGCCGGGTTCTCAATCAGCATCCGCTGACTCCCCTGGACCAGCAAATAAGTCGGACCCTTTGTTTTGATCGTGTCCTCAAGGATTTCAAGCGTAATCGTCATAAAAGCGACCCGCTCAATTAAGCGCTGGGCCGCTTTCTTTTTATCCTCTGCGATATCCTTGTAAATCTCGGTAAGTCGCTCAATCTCGGAACTGATCAATTCATCTTGTTTTTTCTTGCTCAATTTCGCCATAAAATGTGACCCCCCCTCATGTGGGACGACCCGTGTATCATTCTAATCTGGGGCTAACGGTTACGGTGACATAGGAAGAAAATAGAAAATGGGGGGGCTATAGCATCGGCATAGATACATTACAGCGAAATTCTTTATGGTATTTTTCCTCTGCTTTTGCTCTTGCTACTGTTGCTTCATGTAATGTTGCATAATAGCCCAGCCAAATGGATTTCCCTCTGACAGTTATCGTTGCTATAAATGGTTTTCTCAAATTTCTTTTTAACTTTGATACTCCATGATTTACACTGAATCTATTCCAACAGTTCTGCTCGTGTGTACAGAATCTTAAATTCTTTTTTCTATTGTCAAGCTTATTTAAATTGATATGATCTATCTCATCGCCACTTTTTGCAGCAGTTAATAACCTATGCAGGTAGACCGTTTTACCCTTGATTACAGTTCTTACATAGCCGTTGTCTTTTAATGACCACTTGTATTTAGACACAAGACGAATGTCCTCAATATCAATCAATGCTTTGGCAACCACATTGCCATCATTATTTCTTAGTATGAGATCTGCAACATCATCGTGAAATTCTATTTGATTCTTGTTATGAGCATTGCGTTCATTAAGAACCTTTCCATATTTCCTGATCTGATCATAATGACGGCGACAATATCCACTGCCGCTTGGATGCGACTTGTTATCGCACCATGTAACAATGCACATGATTCCTCACCTCTTCGATTAAGAAGTACTATGACTGCACCAATTCACCATATTCATTGAAGTGAACACCGTTCATGGTCACCCCGTACTTAGCATTATGAAAAATGTTATGGCACTCCTGGCAAAGCAATTCAAAATGAATGTCATTCAATGTGATCATTGGATCATTGATGTTCACTGGATCAAGAACGATCTTATGATGAACAATCTTGCCAGGCTTGCCACATCGTTCACAGATGCCATGCCTCTTCTTGAAGTATGCATTCCTGCACCTTCTCCATTGCGTCGATGCATAGAACTTCTCTGCCCATGGTTGCATTAGCTCTCACTACTATCGTGATTAATTACTTCCTCAATCGCATTACACATAACCTTGATCCGTTCTAACACGCTGTTATTAGTACTCGCTAAAGTAATGCCTTGTTCATGCATACGGATCAATCGATCTAGGTAAGCTAACAATTCAGCTAATTCGCTCTGACTGGATCTCTGCATTGCGCCAAGATACATATTGAGTGCTTCATCAGGAAGCTCACTTTTGGCGATGTACCCACGTTTGTAAAATCCCATCTCTAACTGGCCTCCTAAAAAAGAACCTCTCACTAATACTGCAATTCGTATGACGAGTTCACCTCAATACCTATTCTGTTCAACTCGCAGAATCGCTGAATCCCTTGATCTATCAGGCTTAAAAAATATTTTTGATATGAGTTCACGCTAATAGTAATTGTGGTGAAGTGAGTAGAAAGCTAGATTAATTTGACCTTGTCCACAGACCGATCAATCTGGTCTTGTGTGATGCCGATGTATCGTAATGTGATCTCTGGCTTCGAGTGATTGAACAGTTCCTGCAGTATGGCCACATCATGATTGACCTTGTAATGATGGTAGCCAAACGTCTTCCGCAGCGTGTGCGTGCCAATCTCTTGCAGGTGACATGCCTTGGCTGCATCATTGAGAATCTTGTACGCTGTTGATCTGCAGATCGGTTTGTTCTTGCCCTGCCGACTTTTAAAGATAAAGTCCCCATCGTTCAACTGATCAGCAAACGGCACCACATACTTCTTGATGTAGCCAGGAATCTTGAAGCGCTTGGTCTTCTTTGTTTTCTTCTCAATGATCGTGATGTGCGGTTTGTAAAGATCCTCTTTCTTCAGCCGCAATAAATCAGATATTCGCAGTCCAACACAGATGCCAAGCAAGAAGATCATAAAGTCACGTTCGGATCTGCTTCTCAAATGCTCATACATTTTATTGATTTTATCCTGGTCCCGGATCGGCTGCACAACGTTCATGATCTGCCTCCTATCGCCTTATTGATTTTCTTTTGCGCCCGTCTGATTGTTGTAGCGACTGTGCTTTTCTTGACACCCAGCAGCTCCGCTATCTCATCCAATGGCAACATTTCAGCATGATGCATGACATAAATATCTGTCTCGCGTTCTGTCAGTTTTGAGAGTGCAATCTTTATGTCTATTCGTTCCATATCGCTTAACTCTCGTGCATCTTGCGGTTTTGATTCCAACTCAATCGCATCCATCAAATCCGGATCCATGAACTGAACTTCTGATCTGCGATAAGCTCCGCACTTATGATAAGGATTGAATCCGCAATGGATCCATGCCAGGGCAAAGTGCATGTCACTCAACATTTCTGAAATGATCGTTCTTTCTATGCTATTCGGATCTTCTTTAATCGGAGCCGAAGCATAAGCTTTCTTTGCAAGCCTTATAGAACGCCTATATTCGTAAACCATTGTTCGTACACTCAAATTACACACCTCACTTCTGTTTGAATGCTCCACCTTTGACGCGCTTGTATGTCGGATCATGAATACCCATCAAGTTCTCAATCACGTGCTGCGGCATTTTTTCAGAACGACACCCCCGTTTTCGTGAACGATTGCTGTCTGAACTGATACTTTTCTTGAGATTTTCGGAACGATTCATGAAGAACACTCCTTTTTTGATAAATAAAAAAGGACACAGAATAACGGCTTTTAACCGTATTCCGTGTCCTCCAGTTGGCTGGTAGAACGATTTATATACTATTTTTTAAATACATTCTCAAAAAGAGAAGACACAAGATTTCCTTTTTGAAGCTCTTTGGTGATTATTTCAAGATACATTTTAAGGCATACAATGTCTCTAATAAGTGACAAAGCGAATTGATCAATACTGCTCTGAAACTGCTCCATGCTTTTATTATACTTTATGTAGAAATCAATAGTTTTTATAAAATATTCTTTATCACAAACTATCGTGCTCACGACATAATCATTACCAATATTTTTTGCGGAAAACGAATTGAATTTTGAATCTAGCAAATAACAAACATAATTTTTCTTAACTTTAAGAAATGGAAATTTCAATTTATGTCCAAGATTCTCTTTCACTATTTCTTTTAGTTCATCAAGATTCTTTACATCATTGAGCAATCCTTTCAACTGATTATAGTTTTTTTCAAATAAATTGTTCTTAGTAAATGAATTGATGAGAATGTTTCTATAACCCATAAAATGATCTATGTTCGACATTGAAAATATTAATGAATCCAAAACGGCATTACTAAATTCCTTATTAAACATCATACATTCATCAAAATCAGAACTTTTGATTTTTATTTTTGTTCTAATAAACCTTCCGTGTTTACTTGAATATACTACAGTGATAAATATCGCAATCAAAGACAAAAATGTGGGAAAATAATTATTCCATTTCAAAATAAAATTAAATGCAAAATCAATCCAAGTTAGTATAAATTGATATCCGAAAATTAAATATACAGACAACAAAATTATGACTATATTAAAAATACGAAATGGGTTTAGCCTATAACAAATTAACTTGAATCCTTCATAAAAAGAATTGTAGCTCACCAATGATTCAGCGACTGACCTAACATCATAATCTGCTCTTCTTATGTTTCCCAGTGGACTATAAAAACGTGAGGTGAAATTTTCAAATCTATATTCAAAGCGAATACTTTTAACAAGTTTAGAATAGTTATTAGACAAAAGATAATCTAGTTGTTTGTTGTTTATTTCTGATTGAAAGCTTGCATTTATATTTGAAATAAGAACAAAAAACAATTCCAAAATAAAAATCCATATAATATTTAATGTAATATAATATGTTACTAGCCCACATATATTCATATTAAAGCATCCTTTTTAATTGATTGTTCGCTTACCATTCATCACCGTCCTCAGACTTCACGCGTTTGATTCTTCCTTGATGCATTACGACAGTTTGTCCACCATGCTCAGGTAAATCATAGAGTTTCGCTTTTCCGTCACCAACAACGACAATAAATGGTTTATTTCCCCTGATTATATCAATATCAAGTCCTAGTTTCATAGTCCTTGGATCAATTTTTATTTCTTTAAAAGGAAGCATCATAATCCCTCCGTATGGTAGAATTAACTTGTCAAAGTCGCTCGGAGGGATCCGAGCCTTTTTTATGTAGCACAGATGCATTAGAATTTGCATCTCAATACATCTGCGTTTTTGTGTCAACTACGTCATTACCACTTCTTGAAAAAATCATCATCAAATGCTTTGTCAATCTTTCTTTTTGTCCGACCAAAAATTAAACCAAAAACACCAAACCAAATGATATAAATTGCAACGGCAATGATTTCTGGCAACAGAACTATCCACCAACTCCAACTTAATACTCCGATCAACTTACAAATAACAAAAATTATCGTTAAAACTTCTAAAAAGCCCATTAATATCTCTCCTTCAATCAGATTCACCTGCGCTTTCGCTCTTGCATCTTGCTGAACAAATCAGCAAGCACGATCCCGGTCCTGGTCAACTCAGCGTCATTCTGAATAAGTCCTTTTCTGTTTAAAACGGCCAGCTGCTTGTCCGTCACCAAAATTAAATTATTGAGATCGACATTCCGACGATCGCCATCGCCGAAAATGATTTTATGTCCTTTCGGTACCGGGCCGTTTACGTGTTCCCAAAGCAGCAAATGCTTTTGTCTCCATTTTCCTGGATCCGCAATCTTAACCCAAATGTAACCGTCGCTTTTCACACATTCGGTGCCGATCGGCATGTAGTTGTGTGGCCGACATCCTTTTTTGAATTGAGTCGGTTCCCAACCGCCGTTATGTGTGCCTTTATTTGCAGGTACATGACCTTTTTTAAAGTAGCCTTTCAAACCGCTGCTAAGACCATGGTTGCGTTTGTAGACCTTCACTTGTTTCCGGGTAAGCGACAAGCCAAACTTTTCATTTAGCATCGTAGCAAGTTCAGCGTTCCCTATGCCTTTAACATGGTTTTTGAGGAACTGGTCTTGTTCCGGGGTAAATAAGCGTGCCATATCATCCCTCCAGCATTTTTGGCAACTGAGAATCTGCATGGAAACTGTCTTCCGTTGCCTTTTTCGCTTCCAATACCAGCGCGCCGTTTGCAATAATTTGAGAAGCAACGCCAGTAATCGACTTCGCACGTTTCATTTCCTCTTCCAGTTCTTCACTGGTTAAGTTTTCATCGCTCAAACGTTCGAGCTGCGCGAACAGGTGATTGTTCAGATCGCCTAATGTGTTTCTCATTTCAATCATCCTTTCACTAGGTTTTCGCTTATGGTTGCACTCGCCAATTTTGGTGAGTCCCAATCCTGAATGAATTTCATTGCAAAATCAAAGTCCAAACTGTTAATGTCCCGATAGGATTCCACACCGCATTTTGCTTTCAGCTGTTGGTAAATTCTTGCGTAATACTTTCTCCTGGCGTTGTCACGAACGGATGGATAAAGCAGCATGATTCTTGTTCGGACTGCATCCTTTATTGCATTCTGCTGTTTTGAAACGAGCGTCAACCGGTGCTCTTTTCGGCTCTCCAAAATCGTGCGCATCCTCTGAAATTCGTTGATGTACTGCTCTTTAAAAGCCATTGCCTTGTCACCGGTATATCCCATGGCAAGGATATAAAATCCATTTTCCTTGATGATATAAAGCGGCATTTTTCGACCTTGTTTATTGAAATAAGACGACTCTCCAAAATTGAGCACTTTGAATTGCTCAGAACATGATAGGTTCTTGATATCGCGCAGAACCTTGTCATGGCGCTTCTGAAACACTTTGGCAATCGTCAATGAATCAGTTACGATCGCCGAATTCTTTTGATAGACCAGACTGTCCATCGCTCTCTCCCTCCTCACTGAATGACCTTTTCCCACGCAGTTTCCTCTTTGCCAGAATCGACCCGCAAATTAAGACTGCGATCGCCATCATTCCATTTGCCAGCATCATAAACACCAAGAGGCACAATGCTATTAAGAAAATCATCTGCTCACATCCGTTTCGCCTTTGGCAACTTCCCAGCCATCACGCATTCTCTCGCGCGTTTGCTTCCATGTGAGATACTCGAATGTGAAGACCAATGCGCCTTCATCCTTTTTCTGCAAGTACACCAGGTCACGTTTTTTCATTCACTCACCGCCTTCAGAAAGGCAGCATTCTTCATAGTTCTTCTGAAGAAGCTTGTCCGGCTGCTTTTCCCAAAACTCACGTGTGCAGCCTTCGGCCAGGATTAGAAAATCAATCATCAACGTTCGGTCTTGCTTGCTGAGCATGAGCTGCCACCGCCTTTCGATCGATGTTTACGAACTTTGCATACTCTTTGATAAATGCTGCTTCCACGGTCCCCACTGGGCCATTGCGCTGTTTTCCCATGATGATTTCAACAATGTTCTGCTTATCGGATTCGCGGTTATAGTAGTCATCGCGATATAAAAACAAGATCAGATCCGCATCCTGCTCGATGTTCCCGGATTCGCGCAAGTCGCTGAGCATCGGCCGCTTATCTTGCCGAGATTCAACGCCACGTGACAGCTGAGCGAGAAGAATGATCGGCAGATGGTAGCGTCTGGCAAGCTGTTTCAAACCGCCTGTGACAGCTCCAATAGCCAAATCTCTGCGTTCATACTTTCCGGTGATCTTGATAAAACTCAAATAGTCGATGATGGCCAAGTGTTTTTTATCCGGATGCTTCTTAATCGACTTGCGAATGGTTGCGCGCATACTGGCAATAGTCTGTGACGGCCGGTCATGTATTGCTAGCGACCATTGTTCATAGATGCCCATGCCTTTGATCACACTTTCTACATCACCGGCATTCATGAACCGTTCCGGATTGCGCCATTTTCCTGCATCGATGTTCCCGATCGCGGACAACAGCCGTTGCTGAATTTTCGTTTTCGGCATTTCAAGGCTGAACAGATCGACCACCACATCATCCGCAGCTGAGCTCTTGGCAATATTCAAGGCGAAGGCCGTCTTGCCCATGGATGGCCTGCCGGCGACGATGATCAGATCATCATCCTGCAGACCGCTTGTCATGCGATCTAAGTCAGTGATGCCAGTCGGCACACCTGAAATGTCGCCGCGTTTCTCAAAGAGAGAATCATAGATATTCATCATGCTTTCGCGATCGGTCATCTCATCATCGATCGGACGCGTATCAACGATTTCATCAAGCGACTTTGCTAATTCTTCAATGCCCTCGGTACTTGGCGCGTTCACAAATTGATTCACTTTTGTCCTGGCTTCACGCAGCTTGCGTGCATCGTTCAGGATCCGTTCGTAAAACTCAAAATTCGCAGTCGTTGCGATTCCGTTGACCAGCTCGGCCAAATAACCAATGCCGCCTGTTTGTTGCAGCTTGTCCCCAAGCTCTTTTGCCAGTGTCACCGGATCAATCGGTAATTCCTTGAGATTCAATGCTTCGAATCCGGAGAAGATCACCTTGTGCGCTGCCTTTGAAAAATGATTTGCAGTCAGCCAACACATGTCCATCAGCTGATTGTCATACAATATTGATCCAAGAACCGCTTGCTCTGCTTCGATCGTCGCATGTTCCTCAATCATTTGTGAACACCTCCAAATGCGGCAAGCTGCTCTTATCTACCGGATGCGCCTTTGCTTCCGCTTCCCATTGCCGCATTTTCTCGGTCTCCTGAAACAGCCCAGAATCGCGTCCATTGACGACAAGATCAGCAGGCAATGGAACAGCATGACGGCTTTTAGGATCGCTGACGTAGCGGTAGAAGCGCTCCATCGTTGCTTCGAAATCCGCGTGCTTTGTCGTCGCAAGCCAGATGTTCATGTATGTATCATCTGCGACCACATACGGATACATTTTCACAATGCACTTAACCAGATGCGCTACTTGCGACTGATTCACTCTGTCTCAACCACCTTTCAATTGCCGCGTCGTTTTGTTGAGCGCGATTCGCAGGAAAACCTCTGCTCTGTTTCTGCTTGCTCTCTTGCCGACAACGGGCAACCATTTTGTCAAAACCTTTTCTTAGGCTGTTCGGAGATAAAATGACCGTGCTCCAAAAATCATCTCTTTGGGACCAACGAATTAAATACTCAACCTGCTCTTTCGTGCGCTTATCTCGTTCCATCATCAAGCGAATATCATTTGCCCATTTCTCTAACTTTGACGGAGCTTTGTAATTCGGGTTATTGGCTTGAATCAAAGAGAGTAATAGATTCGCCATTTCCAGGTGCTCGTCGGAAAACTTCGTTTTGCGACAAGAAGTCTTTTCTTTTTCTTGTTCTTCTTCTTTTTCTTCTTCTTGTCCACCTGTCGTTGACGAGTCGTTAGACGTATCGTTAGCGACACGTAAGAATCGCTCTACAATCGTATTGTTAGGAATGTGATCAATGATTAAAGTAAGTAGGGACACATCTTTGACAGATGCCAATTCTTTATCGATGCAATCAAGCACCGGTTTACCTGTCTTATTAAGGTTGTATTTGCCCCATTTTATAATGGCAATCTCTCGCGTCTCCTGGTTGTATTTAATTAGCCGATGATGCGTTTCAAATCGATTAATCAAGCTGTTGACCGTTTCAAGTGAGTAGCCAAGGTCAAAAGCCATTTGTTTTTTGGTAATCTGATAAATACCTATTTGAGACGTCAAGGGATTGGTTAATAAGTAAAGATAGAAATAACGATCCTCAGGAGTCATTTCCTCCATCACTTTCGGATCCGACCAAAAGTTCACATGAACTTGCCTGAATTTAGCCAATGCCCTTCACCTGCCGTTCCTGCTTCGCCATGCGATAATACCTACATTTGTTCTCCTTGGCATAGGCAACGACATGAGACTTGTCCTGAACGATCATGTTTACTTCCAGCGTGGCGAAGAACCCATACCAGTCTTTGTTTGTCTTGAGTGCCAAACCATCGTCTCCTTTCTATCGGTGTTCCTGCCCGCTGCAGGAGCAACGCTTGGCGTCACCCCTGCGCCGGGCAGGAACCGTCCGGCTTTTTATTTCAAGCAATGATGATGACTTTGTCTTGTTCAATGAGCTCGTCCAATGTTCCAGCCAAGAACTCTTTGATATTTTTCATGGCTTGCAGCTCCCAAGCACCTCCATCTGCTTCAAAGAGTGCGCAAGTAGGTCCTGTTCGCATGCGGAAGATGAAATCAGAGAAAGGTTGATCGACTTCGGTGAACGTCCGGAATGGTGCAAGGTTAACCGGATTAGGGACCTCAGCCTTATTTAACGTAGCAACACCAGTTTTCACGACTACGGTCTGAGTCACCCCATCATCACCAGTATTCGCAACATTTTCTTCTTGAAGATTGCCAACCACTTGAAGTAATACATCGCGGTCCAGCGATTTGAGAAAAGCGGATTGGAGCTTTACATTGAACTCTTCCGTTCCATAGAAGCGATCGAAAGAGAATGAAGGTAAATTTGCTTCTGCTCGAATAAACCGGCTACGTTTCTGATCAAAATTCAATTGAGAGAATGCAACAACCGTTACCGGATCAATGACATGAACCATGAGCCGACCAGAGCCTGTAACGAATTCATCGAAATTAGAAATGATGTAATCGGCAAGACCTGAAAGACTTTGAACCTTGATTTCTTCAGGTGTTGGTTCTTTTACAAGGTACAAAGGTTGCGTTGAAAATTGTTGATCCCCCACTTGTTCCACTCGGGTATTACCGAGATTGACAAGATATTCAAGTGCTTCTTTAATCACTTTGAATCACTCCCTGTTTTTGATTTGCTTGTTTCAAACTTAACCACTTTTTCACCGTTATCACTGGCTATGTCGCCATCCTGATCGATGAATGTTTGACCAGGAATACCAGACACGAGCTCCTTGGCGACAACGTGACCGTTCTGATCCTGACCAAGCATGAACGAAGTCTCGATCTCTTTTGCCGGTACGAGCCCCTTCTTTGCCAAAACCGAAATATTGGCAAGTGATCGATCTTCCTTAGGTGCGAAGGTTACGGTAATGGTCAGCTTCCGTTTCTTTTTCGCATCGGTATTCGGATCCGCAATGTTGTTTAACACTTGCTGCAGCTCTCTGTTGAAGCGTTCCGCGACGGCACCACCGGCTAATGTTTGCAGATTAATGTCTGCCATGTTCTCCATCTCCTTAACTTGTAATCTGACAGGCTATCTCGTCAGGAGTGAGGCACCGCCCACACTCGACAGGAGATCAGACTCCTGTTTCGAATCGTCACCCTAACCGCCGAACTTTGCACTCTTCCTGAACAAAAATATCTCTGAAATGGAGTTTGAGAAACTGCTCCATTTTATCCGCGATGAAGCACCACTTATCCCCTTGCGATTCTGGAAAATGCGTGAACGTCTCCAGCTCTTTTCTGAACCGAGGCTGATACAGAATGTTGTCCTTCAGCCAGTTCTGGCTTTTCCCGGTCTTCGCTCTCAGATCGTCCATGTGCCACCACACCATTTCCGCACGGATCAGCTTTTGAACCTCGGCCTGCAAAAACTTCTCATTTAAAATGATCTGAACATTCTCCATGGTCGCTCCCTCCTGTTACTCAATGCTGTCTTCCGGCTTCAATCCCAACTCGTTCATGACAATCGCACGACTGAGTTCAAGACCAAGTAGCTTCCCGTCATTGATCGTATACAGCCAATTCCTAGATGAAATGCCTGAGTCTAAATAGCACCTAAGTTCCTTCTTCTTTGCGTCAATCAAGCAATCAAATTGCTTCACAACACCAACCAGATCGCTTTTCACTTCCAAGTGCCTACCTCCCTTGTCCACTACAGCACTGCATGTTAAAATGGACACATATCCTATTTGATTGATGAAGCATTTCAACAGGTCTCCGTTGCCGCGGAGGCTTTTTTCATGCGCTTTAACGCTACTTTCATTTCTGCAAGCTCTGCCATCACCCAACATTCGCTCCAAACACATCCAAGTTTCTTCAAACCGCTGTGGATCTTTTCCAGCTCGCTGATCCGTTCCATGACTTCATTCATGCTTTTTCACCTCGATCAATTGAATTCCGTTCAACTGCTCCAAACGATCATGCTCTTGCACAAAATGAGTAAACTCAGTGCTACTCATTCTGCATGCCATTTCGTCAAACAAGATTGCTAGATTGCTAAGCTCGCGTACTGCTCGGACGTTCTTGTTCATTTCCGCATCCTTCTCGCTTTCAAAGTAACTTCCAAACTCTGAAAAGTTGCGCGATAGGAAAGCCCATACTCATGGCAATTGACACGTACCAAGTTGACCATAGAACAGGCAGCTTCAAGTACCTCCTCGTTAATGCTTCTGACCGTCTGCTTGTCCCTTTCCGTCGCATGTTCTGGCGGCTTATAAAGCTGCGCATCGGCCAGCTTGTCCATCGCTTCCTGCGTCTCTTTCTGCACCAAATCAATCATGGCAAGCGTATCCTGACGAATATAATCACCATCCAAAGGCGGCAGCGACACGCCATCTGTTGCCAGCACTCCGATTTCCATGAACAGATCCGGATCGTCAAATTTGTTGCTCAGCTTTGGCAGCACATCACCAGGAACACGCCGTCTCCCATTCGCCCATGCGCTGACCGCCTGCCGGGAGTAATGAACATCCACCGCCAGATCAGCTTCTTTCACCGCATTCATCTTCATTGCATTTTTTAACTTTGCACCGATTGACACACATCCACGCCCCTTTTTATTCCGGATAATAACCATTCAGATAATCGGTTAATGCTCTTTTGCAGTTTTCATACACTCTTAATTCCGTTTGAGCTTCAACAACTGCTGTTTCAAATCCAAGATCACTGTATTTCTTCAAGTTTCTCTTGCTCATTTCAATGGACGCCTCAACATATTTTAAAAAGACATCACAGGCTTCCTTCGGCTTCAATGGTGGATAATAAAGTCGCTTTTCCAACACGCTTCCCCCTTTCCAATAGGTCAGTTCAGGCCATTTTATTTGGTATAATATTCCTATCTGATAGAGATAGGAGGTGGAATACATGAGTGAACATGCATCAAATGATGAAATTGCTAGAGACATAACCATTGCTTGGCTCGGTCAACCGAGCTCAAGTCACTTCGTCACAGATAAACAAGCTGCTGAAGCGTACAAATTGTTTTTGAAAGCCGTCCAAAACCCATACGAATCTGAAGGTAATGACTAATTCTGCTTTGACAACTCTGCAATGGCTGCCACCATTTGCGGAGTTATTTTTTCGATGTTAGCAATTCTCAATTCTCGGCATAGAAAAGTAACAGTTTTTGCAATTTCTTTATTTTTTTCAAGAATCACTGCCTCTGTATCAATACGAAGTTGACTTAACTCTTTATAATCCACCGTCACACTCGCCCCCTCTCATTTGTGTCATCCTTACCCGCTGCTCCACACTCATAACTGCTATGTTTAATTAAAGGAGCGCTACATACTGAAGACATTTGAAGAAAATCGGGAAGTTCATTTTTTGGTTCATACGGTTGGCTGCCTTCCATTAATTCAATCAACCGATCCATTTTGTTATTGAGCTGAACCAAGAGCAGCTCCGTGTTCGTCAGCATTGATCCGCCTCCTTAAAGTTAGTTAAGAACACATATTGTGCGGATTGTCGTCAAAAAAAATATCTTGAACACTGACTTGATAGTATTTAGCCAAACGAACCTTAATTTCATCTTTAGGAATTCTTTGACCATTCTCATACATTTGTAATGCACTAATACTTATATTGTTTGCAACCGATACCTCTTCTCGGGACTTTTTAGCACGTAGAGTAATAAGTCTTTTTGCAATAAGTAGCTTATTCATTTCTTCACCACCATTCCGCACGTATTGTGTTTATGAATTTAATATAAACCACACTTTACGTGTTGTCAACACGTTTAGTGCGTTTTCTTATAAGTATATTAAATATACACACATATCGTGTTATTATCTTAGTAGGTGATATTATGGAAGAGTTTAAAAACAGGTTAAAATCGCTCCGAATTGAAAAAGGCATTACTCAAAAGGATTTAGGCGATCGGCTTAAATTAAGTGAGAGTGCAATTGGAATGTATGAACGTGGAGAAAGGCAGCCTTCTATTGATTTATTAAAGAAAATTGCCGACTTCTTTGATGTTTCTAGGCCCTACCTTCTAGGTGATAGCGACATTCGTACTTCTAGCGATAAGAATGAAATGTACTTCTTCGATAAGGACAAGTGGTCTGATGAAGAAATAGAAGAAGCACGCACCTTTATTAAAGTGCGCCGGCAGATGAAAAAGAATAAAAAGTAAATGACTATAATAAGACATTCAGCCGTTTTGTTTTTTTGAAACAAAAGCACTCCTATCACTGATCAGCAAGTAAGACAAGATCCTCGAAGTCCTGGCAATGCGCTCTCCGAACAAGAAATATACATCATAGAAGTTAAGAAAATGAAAAATCACATTAATGAATGTTGAGAGTTACAGATTATTACTTCATGAATTTCATCATACTCTCCCAAAAAATAATTTAATTATACGGAGGTAAAATTATGAAGGAAATCGTTTATTTAGATATAAACCTCATAAACTCTGTCTTGGCACAGTTAAATGGAAGTGTACCAACTACTGTCGCTAGTGAAGTTGCCACTGCAAAAGAAGTTGGACAAGCAACATCCTCACAGAAAGTCAAAAACTCTGAGATCAATGCACAAATGGTTGTCGGGGCAAAGCTTGCAAGACAAACCGTTGAGGGAGAAACTACTGACGAGAAAATACTTGATAGTCAGAAAGATATAATGAATAAAATTTTTCACGATCATCTTCTTGATGTTCTAATTGATAACTTACAGGGGAAGATTAGGCAAGATAATACAAATACTGACTTTAGAGAAGGAGATTTTCTATTTACAGAATCCGCCTATAATTTTTACGACTTTGAGATGATTAACAAACTAACGAATATGAACTCAATGTCAGGGATTTTTAACTTTGGAAAAAGTGTTGAAGAAGAGGAAGAAGAAGATCAGATACGGAAACTGGCTGCGCAGAAAATTACTAATAACCAAGCAAAAAATCAACGGGTTTTTGAAGCAAGACAAGCCGTAAAAAACTTGGATGCCGGAATAAACAACATTAATCTTCTGCACAACATTTCTTCGTATTTTGCTGAAGCATTCAGAAATAAAGCAATTATACAATATTTTGGTAATGTTGGAATTATCGACAAACAATTTTTGAGAGAACCACCTGAATCAATCGTTTTGAGAACGGATCAAAACAGAAAAGTAAAAGTGCTTTCTAGACTGATTGGTCTTAAGGAGCATATTACACAAGAAGACGAACTTCAAAAACTATTTAATGGTGCATCATTTGAAATCAATCGGATTCCAAGCATCTTTTTTGATCTTTTTTTGAGTCCCTGGGGAATTATTCACGAAGGTGATCGTTTAGTAACACCAATTGCTATTTTTTATGAATGATATTAATTTCTTTTTGCCTTTCTTCAAATTCCGCGTCAAATTTTTCTGACTTTTTTTGAAGTAATTCCTTGATTTTCTTGGAGCGTGCGACATTTAATTTTTGTAGTTGATCATACTCTTCATTTTGTTGTTTGATTTCATCAGATACCTGACGAAACAATGACCCAAAACGTAAGCGATCCATTTCTGCCCACCTCCTTATGCAATTTAATTATATAGTTTTTAAATAATGAAGGTCAACGTTAGTAAATACTTAGTCATTATTATTACCAGCCAGGACAAGTTCCTCGAAGCCTTGGCCATGCGCTTTCTCGAACAAGAAACCGACATCAAAGATCTCATACGGATTAAATAAAATCAAATATATGCCGATATTAATAATACAAAATACCCACTACGCCTAAGATCGACGCAGACTTTTCTCCCAGATTGGTGTAGTGGGTTTTTTATTGTCACTTAAATATGTTTTGGGAGGATTTAATTTGAAAAATCGAAAATTCATCGCTGAAAAAATAAACGTTCACGAAAATATTTTCAGCCAGGATCTTGACAATATTATCTCATACCATATTCCTAGAGCTATACAAGAAATGCCAACAATTAGACATAACTCTTGGAATTGTTCATTTACAGATGTAAGTAAAAGAGTAATTAATAATATACCCATATTGTTTGGGAACTTGACAAAATCTAAGCAGATGAAGCAGAAAATCAAAGAAGAATCAATAACTAGGGAAAAAGTTACTGAAGATGAACTTGCACAAACTGCCCTTTTTATTTATGAACCTGGTTCAGAGATTTTAGTCCACGAAGTTAACAGCCAAATTGATGCAGAAGAGTTCAAAAAAATATTTGAAAAAATACTTAGTAAGGATCTACATGTTGGCGATGTTATAATAATGCCAATACCAGTTCCTCAAAAAATTCGTTATGAACTAAGTTTAATCGAAAAAATCACTAAGATTAAATTTGAATTTATTCATCCAAATCCAGGAAGCAAAGAATATAACATTTATTCATCTCTAATTGCCATAAACAATGCAAAAAAATTTAAATTAGAATATATGAACAAAGATGGAATAAAAATTAGTGGCGCAAAAAAAATAAAAATCAAGAAAAAGACAGTCAGTGAAGAAGAAGATCTTCTTAAAGCACTTTCTGAAATGAATCAAAAGGAAATAGATAATACTAGCACCGCAGAGACCGATAAATCTTCATCAAAGCAACCAATAGAACTAAATTCAACTTCTTCTGTAATTGAAGATCAACAAGATGAAACTGATAAACCATTTAATAAGTCAATCGAAGATGGTATAGAACTTGTAGAATCAGGGTATGGAACAGTATCTGCAACTGGCTATACAAGTACATATGTTCAGAGTCAAAACAAACGAAAGAAGCATAATAAAAAAAGATCCTTTTCGTCTTCAAATAGTATTCAACAAATTAATACGGATGAACATGATATCGATAAACTATTATCAAAAATCCATAATTTTATCGCACGTGTAAAGTCCAAACATTAAGGTGGTGAAAAATGTGACTAAGAATGATGCTCAATTGGAATATAAGGACACAACCTTTGTCGGTTTACTTATTACTGATAAATTCAGTTCGAGTAAAAATTGGTCAATCGTTTGGTCTCTTCTAATGACGGCTATCACTACTTACTTTGTTTACCAACAAAAGCATCCTGATAAGTTGTTGGAATCAATATCGCATAGTCTTTCGAACACTCTTCTCGGTGCTTCAGCTGGAATATTTGGTATTGTAATCGCTGCATTAACATTGGTAATATCCCTTTTTCACCATAATTTATTACTTAGCATGCTCAAAGAAAAAATACTTCAAAAGTTTCTTTTTCCGTTTTGGAAAGCAGTTCTTCTTTGGTGCATTAGTATCGTTTTAAGTCTTTATTTAATGATTTTGGAAGCTATACCCTTAAACTTTTTAATTAACAAAATAATAATCGCAGAACTATTTATTTTTTTATATGCAACCTTCTATACAGTTAATTTAACAGGATTAGTCATACGATTGGCTTTACAACGTGCAATGATTAAGGACTAAATTAATTCCAGAGTCAATGTCCTATGATAGGGCTTTATTTTATGACCGCAATCAGAACATACGTTTCTTTATGAGCTTTTCAATTTTAATTAATCATTGTATAATAGCAACCAACAATATGACCGGTACTTCCGGCCATTTATTTTCACTATTTAATCGAACATATATTCGCATTGGAGCTGATGACATGCCTCGACCTTACTTCCCTTCCCCACTTGAATCCTGGGTTTCGCAGAAATTCATTGATCACGGCATCATAAAGCCTGAAGATCTTGTGCTGAAAGATATCGCTCGCGTGTTCGGCATTGAATATTCAATCTGGCATGGTCATCCTTTCGCCTATCGGCTCTCAGAGGATTCCGCAGCTTACATTGTTGAAAACGACCAGGCAGCGGAATATGAGCAGCGTGAACACTTCTTTCATGAGCTGGGTCACATCCTGCGGCATTGTGGTGATCAATGTGATCTGTCCGTGCCATTTCGTAAGATGCAGGAAGCAGAAGCTCGTCAATTTGCTCTTTATGCAGCCATCCCCTACCACATGATCGATTTCAACCATAATCACTCTTTGGAAAGTATCATGCAGGAGTTTCATGTCACCCGAATCCTGGCTTACACTCGGATTGACGGAATGTGTCAACAAATCATTGTGCAGCAGAACGGATCCTTTGACGAAAAGAGGTGTGAGTGAATGGCCAGTATTTCAAGACGGAACGGTGCCTGGCAGTACCGCGTCAGCTACAAAGATGGAACCACTTACCGGAATAAGACACGCGGTGGATTCAATACGAAGCGTGCAGCACAATTGGCAGCTGCGGATATAGAAACGAAGCTTGGTCGTGGGGCTAATCTGATGGCTTCTGAGCGCCTTTTCTGCGAACTTTTTAGAGAATGGTATGAAACATTCATCGAAGGTAAATACAGCCCTGACAATCAGCGTCTGGTGGAACGTATTGTTCGTTTCTCGGAGCGCGTATTCCCCGGTATGAGAATCAGAGAAGTTGATCGGACCATCTATCAGCAAGCTCTTAATAAATTTGGCGAAACACATGCTACGGAAACTGTGAGAAAGTACAACATTTACATGCGCGCATTCATTCGCTATGAAATTGAAGAAGGCGCCATTTTTAGGGATCCAACCTATAAAGCCAAAGCAATTGGCAATGTGCCTGAAAAAAAGGAAAGCCTAAAGTACATTAATTTTTCGGATACACAAAAACTGATCACTGAAGTCAGAAAAGACATGCGGCCAAAATATGTCTCGCGGTATATGATCTTGTTCCAGCTTGCTACCGGCTGCCGCTTGGAGGAAGTGCTTGGCATGACTTGGGACTGCATCAACTTTAAGAAAAGAACGATAAAGATTAATAAATCCTGGGATTATAAAGATACGCTTGATTTTGGCGGATTGAAAAATAAAGCCTCTTATCGTACCATAACGATCGATAAGAAAACGTTGCAAATCATTAAGAAGCTAAAAGCGCATCAATCAGAAGTTCATTTGGCCACTGGACTCGAAAATGCCAAAAACTTGGTTTTCGCGAACGATCAAATGCAGCTGATATCTCCGGAGGCTTTGAACAAAGTGCTCAAAAAGCTGTGCAAGCGTCTGGAACTGATTGAATTAACCTCGCATGGTCTAAGACATACCCATGCCTCTATTCTGCTCCTACACAAGCGTGTGACGCTGAAATACTTGTCCCGGCGTCTGGGACATGAGAACATCATCACAACACTCCAAACGTATGCCCATGTGCTCGATGAACTCGAGCAGCTTGAAGATCGATCGGTTGATGATACCATGGAAGATCTCTATCAGGAGTCGCCGAACTCCTGA